GTCAGGTCAGCCTTTAACTGCCTATCATTGGGTAGCGCAGCGTCTTTCAGCCACGACTTCATTTCACCCCACAACTCTGCACGTTTGTTTTGCCACATAGCCGGGGTCTTGGACTTCCATCCGAAGTTAACGCCACGCACTACCTTATAGCGCTGCTCTTTCAAGCGATCAAGGATGCCGTAGCCTAATCCGCCTTCGTCGAGGACGACGAGTGTGGGTTGGTACTCTTCAATCGCGTCGATAACTCGGCCAACAATCTCCATCGTGTCTTCTCCTTTGAAGCGCTTGATGGCGATGATGTCTCGACCTTTGCGGACGGCGATAACGGTCGAGTCCGCTCCGCTGCGAGCCGGATCGACTCCAATAACAATAGGCGCCGTCTCATCCTTGTACTTGCTACGCGACATCGCCAAATCCACAAGGCTAGGCGGTATGAATTGATCGTCTCCTTCAGACGGAAATTCACCATAGACTTCCACCTTGGCTTGCGGTGAGTCGATGCCGTATTCGTCGATAATCTGTTGATAGACGGACTTATCGGTTTCTTCAACGGTGCGAGCGTCAATGTTGCGGGTGTTCCAGAACGCACGCTTAGAGTGAAACGCCTCGAAGAAGTAGCCCTCGTTACGACGGGGGTTGCTAAACGACATCCAGAAACGGTGCGGGGTGTTCTCCGTAAAGAAGCCTGCCGTCACCGACCAGATAGGGTCAGGGATACCGCTGGCTTCGTCGAAGATGACCATAACGCCGTCGAAGTTGTGGACACCGGCATACGAGTCGGGGTTCTCTTCGGACCACAAGCGACCTTCGACGGACCAGTAACGAGTACCTTTTTTAAGATCACGTTCAACCAGTTCGGCGAGCCACTTAGCGGGCATCACGCGGGTGGCGCTAATCTCAAACCAATGCGAATTGATTAGGAGCGCTGCCCACTTGGTAATTTCTGCCCATGTGATCGAGCGTAACTGCGCTTCCGAGTTAGCCGACACAATAGTTGTTGAACCAATCCTCGTACTGAGCATCCAGAGGATTAGCCAGGACACCAGCGCCGACTTACCGATACCGCGACCTGAAGCCGTCGCCATACGCAGGACTTCGTAGGAGGTTGCGGTCTTGTTCTTCGCTACGTGGGCGGCGATGTCGCGCAGGATTTCTCGCTGCCATTTACGCGGACCCTTAAAGTGTTCGAGAGGCGTGCCTTTTTGGCCCCAAGGGAAAGCGAGTAGCACGAAAGCCTCTGGGTCGTCCTTAATAACAGGCGACCAGAGTTTGCTCATCAGCAACTCTTCTTCTTCGGGGCTATAGATCGGCTGTTGCACGTTCGTCCTTCAGGGTTAGCGACTCAGTAGCCTCATGCGCTAATTGATCCGGCGTAGCGTCATATACGCGGCCCGCCAAGACGCGAGATTCTGCCTCTTGCAGCGCGGCGACAATACTAATCTGGGATTTGATATCGACTTGGACTTGCTGTTTAGCCACCCAACCATGAAGGTTTTGGAGCAGGGCAAGCGCGGCTTTGGTGTCCCCATTAATCGCGCCTTCTCGCAAGGCCGACGCTGCCTCAACCTCAGAGTCCGCACGACCTTTCCCCTCGGCGACCGCAGCCGCGTTATCTAACTGGCAGAGTCTACGGTACTCGACGGGCAGCAACCCAGCCGCAAAGGCCAAGGCGTCACCCTTTAGCCCAAGTTTAGCGGCGTTGTAAATCTTCTCCAGAACCTCCGGCGATGCCTTCAGTTCACGAGGCGCAAAAGGAATGGACTTAAAGGATTCTGTTACGAGGTTCATACCGGAACTCTTTGCCAGAACAGGCGGGAACGTCAGACATCCAGCCGTGGTGGGTGGCATGGGCACACCAGACCTTCTCAGCAACCTTAGTCACTTGAGCGGCCCAGAAGCAAGAGCGGCATACCAGAGACTTGGCAGCAAACTCTGCCCACTCCAACTCCGACATACGTATCGACATAAGCGGACTGTAACAGAAGGTTTGGCAAGGAAGGAAGGGGAGTAGCAACGTGCAGGGTGATCCTGCCGGGAGGCCGCGATCTCCAACAACCGTGGAGCCTGTGTGCCGAGGCGGAAGCGTCTAGGGAGAAAGACGTTTAGTGCCTTAGATGGTGGAATCCTTTCCTTCAGTTACCTCTCGGTCGCTACCAGCGCATCTGGTCAGACGTTGCAAAAGGAATGTTAGCAGGGAGGGTGGTGTTTGCAAAATAAAAAAAATTTCTTGTGATGCCTTCGTAATCGTGACCGGCCAACGCCATGCCCCACCCCCCCCTGTTGTTTTTGCACCACACCTGTTGTGCGTGCACCACAAGCCTGGATGCGAACGGTTAGCGTTACGCATAAGAGAATCATTTGCATTCACTTGATGTTGCGTAGACGCAACGTTGCGTAAATGCAACATGGTCATGACCTGTTGTTTTTTTGCCACGGATCGTGTTGTTGGAGTGACAGGACACGATAGGTCAAATAGGTCATGTCCTTTTAGTCGTTACAAATCCATCGTCAAATCAAGTAAGAGACTCTTGACCTATTCTGTCCTTTTTCACCATTTCGCTAAACGCATCAGCAACTTGCAAGCGTTTCGGATGTTGTCCTTTTATATGTCTATTCACTACATAAAAGACACTTTTACCCTGTAGATACGTTGCAGAATTGCACAGCATCAGAGCATCTATCTGTTGTAAATAAATAGTTGACGACCTACCGTCACAAGCGTATAAAGGAATCGTTGACAGATAACTACCAGGTAACAGCAATGCAAAAGCCTACCGCTAACGAATTGTTGACAGCCATCAAATCTGGCAAGACGTTATACATCCAGACAGCAACGCATATCACACCGATTACGTTAAAGACTGTCACAGCGTTTGAGCGTGTAGGTATGCCAATCCTAAAGGATGGCAAAGATGGTCATTTATATATGGCACAAGGTCGTCGATACGTCGACTGCCACTATGCCACGTTAATCGTTCGCTAACTAACACGGAGCATCTAGCAATGATCACAGAAGCAAACAAGGCAATCATCCTTGCCCGTAAACATATCGGCAACGGAGCATTGATGGATTCATCTGCCCGAATCTGCCTTAACGATGCGTTACGCGCCGTTGAGCGTGAGGACTACCGAGCCGCAAAGATGTGGGCGTTAAGTTCTCTCGCCTACTCTGTTGGCATCTTTCACGCTGACTACCAGAAGGTGCAGTCATGAGCCGATACGCTGTAGACCGCGACTACAACATCCGCGCTGAGTTGCCAGAGTTTGACGCTTACGACGACGGACGCTTTCAAGCGTTAACACTCACCCTTGACGATGGACGCTTCATTGTTATCACGGACACGGACGGCATGGATTATCCGACGTTGGATAACTTCAACGTCTGCGTGTACGCCTCTGAAGATGCTTTCGGTGAGTGTCCGATCGCCTCTGCTACGTCTGACAACTTCAACAACATTGAGGCGGCTATTGCTGCCGTGGAGTGTGCAAAGTGACTCGTTTCTTAAACTCTTTGGTGTTCACGGGCTTCAGCGTCGCTTTAGCCTCTATCGTTTTAGACGACTTCCGGCTCGGTGCGTTTAGCATCTGTGTCGCAGGTCTCGCTGCCCTCGTTGACTATTGCCGCAACTAACTCGGAGAACCTAGCAATGAAGCCTTACGCACAATACAAGCCTGACGGCAAACTCTGGTTAGCAGGTCGCACCATCTATGGCCTCTGCGCTGCCTATAACCACGCCACAAGCCCGTCCCGCCTGATGACGCAGGAAGAGCATCAACGCTCTAACGTCTACGCTCGTGCCATCCGTAACCGTATCCGACGCTTGGGTTATCAGTACGGAAAGCATTATTCCGAAAGGTCTAATGGTGCGTTGCACCCATATCCGCACTTTGTGAAGTCTGCCAATCCATAGAGAGGTCGAAACGCCGAGAGGCGTCTAGCAGTTACGCTGCTACTGACGAGACCAACAAACTAGGAGATATGCACATGGGATATTCAATCAATGACACCGACAGCCGCTACAACGGTTGGACTAACTATGCCACTTGGCGCGTCAATCTGGAGATATTTGACGGATTCGATGCGCGTGAATACTTCACGGACGCCAACGACGAATTTGATGCCAGCGAACTAGCCGCCAATCTTGAAGCCTACGCCGACGAAAGAATTTCAGAAGATAGTGGCCGAGACAGTTTGGCTGTGGCTTATGCCCGCGCCTTTATGGCTGACGTTAACTGGCAAGAGATTGCCGAGCATCTGTTAGACGCTATCAAGTCGGAGGCCGCATGAACCAGAAACAAGAGCAAGCGTTAGACGCTATCCGAAACTTCATCCTTTGGTATTCAAGCAACGAAACGGAGCGCGACCGGCTTTATGAAGCCGCTCTGGATTATGTCGAACAAGATCACACCTTGACGGAGGAAAACACATGAGCCGCTTTACTGTCACGCTCTGCCGTGTAGAGCATCACGCTTACCAATTAGAAGTCGAAGCCGCTACACCCGAGGAAGCCCACGAGATAGCCGTGGAGACATGGGACGACGACGACGAGTCGTTCGATCATCTCGGGGTGGTACACGCTGAAGATTTTATTGAAGACATTAAAAAGAAAACGGAGGCCGCATGAAAATCGAAGTTATCGGAGCGCGTGGCAAGTACACGGGCGACCTATTGTCCGCCGCGCCTGATTTGTTAAGCGCATTGGATGATCTGCTTGATTATTTGCGCGACTACGATGTGGATTATCCAGAGGCCGCGCCTATTTTTGAAAAAGCCCGAGCCGCTATTGCTAAGGCTACTGGGGAGGCGTTATGACGCGAGAACAAATGATAGAGGCTTTGACGCTTGAAGCCGTCCAGTACATCTACGAAGCCGCCTTGCGGGGCGATACGGGCTTGCTCGGCGACTACTTGCAGTTTGGCTTTGTTGGCTTTGACAACATGAGCGATTCCGACTTGCTGCTTGAATACGAGACCACCATCGGCGACACGCAGGAGGCCGCATGAGAACCTTTGACGTAGTGCTATTCGCATCCATTCAGGAAATCGTAACGGTTGAGGCACGAGACGAAGACGATGCCGCCGAGATTGCGCTGCAAATCGTGAAGTCGGGTTATACGCCTCACGCGCAAGTCGATTGGGATGTCGAGGAAGTCAACATAGGAGACCCGCTAGATGTCGCAGACTGACCAGATTCGAGCCGCGCTCATGCTTGGGAAGTCGCTCACCCCATTAGA